TTTAATATTTATATTCTTTAACATTATTTTTATACATTATATTATTTTTATATATCATAATTAATTATTACATAAATATAAATTAATAAATAATTATCTAAATATTTATTATAATATGGATATTTTGAACTTTGTTAAAAAAAATTTTATTTTTATTATTTTAGGATTAATCATTTTTTATTTTTTAATAAATTATTTTTATAAAAAATCATCGAAATCATCAAAATCTAAAAAATCTAAAAAATCTAAAAAATCTGAATATTTTGAGAATATAAACAATAATTATTTACAATTTCAAAATGGTAAATATTTAACATTAGAATCTCCAAATATGCGTGAAACTTATTTAGGCATTAGTAATGTTAAAAAATCAAATTTTTATACTCTAGATGATGCTAAAGATAAAGGTAGTAGATTATTTATATTTACACCAGATAAATATGCAATGACTTTTGATGGTTTTAATAAAAATGATATTAATTATATTTATGTAAGTGAACAAAAATATGACAAAATTGGAGATTATGATGATTTTAAAATTGGAAGAAAATCATATAGAACAATGTTTTTAACACCAAAAAGTACTAATAATGATGATGATATAGTATGTAATAAATATTATGTTACATTTGTTACAACTGAAAATGAAATAAAGAAAGTTTATTATCTTAAAAATATATCAAACAGATCATTACCCGAGAATGTATCAAATTTAATTTCATGGACTGATAATATTAATGAAGCTAATTGGGTTAAATTAGTAAATTAATATTTGTTTATCATATATCATAATTTATCAATTCTTTATCTATTCTTCTAATCCAATCATCCATTACTGTTGAGTCTTGAAATATATCTGCATTACCATCTAATACTAAAGTATTTGTATTCATTTCATGAATAAAACTATGATGATAAAAATTACAATCAATTAAATAATCAACACTAATTATTTCCTCACCAAGTCTAGATCTTAACTTAATTCTTTGATGACAAATTTCAGGCTCTGTGTTAACCCAAATTATAGAATTTATAGGAAAATCATTTGCAAATTCATTAAACCAATTTAGATATATTTGATAATTTACATCTTCTATCTTTCCTTGATCATATAACATTTGCGCAAAAATATATTTATCTGTAAATAATGATCTCTCTGTAATAAATATCGCATTTGGATTTAATTTTACTGCATTACGAATTATTGATAATCTCGATATATATGCCATCATCTGAAATGAAAACGAATACATTATTTGATCAGCATAAAATTTTTGTAACATTGTGTTACCATCTATATCTTTTATTTTTTCCCACTCACTAACTGGTTCTTTAAGAAATATAATATTTTTATTAGAATGATATTTTTCTTTTAATTTATTTATTAATGTTGTTTTAACATAACCAATATTACCATCAATAGATATTATAAAAGGTTTATTTAGATTAGTGACTAATTCACTTTTTCTTTTCATTTATTTAATATAATACATTATATTAAATAATCAAATTATAAAATAATCAATTTTTTATACTGTTGCATTTTTTGCTTTACTTTTACTTTTTTTAACTGTAACTAATTTTTCTTCTTTTACATATTCTTCATCTTCTAAATATTCTTCATCTAAATTATCTTCTCCTTCTAAATCAATTATTTCATCATCTTCTGGTATTGGTTCAGATTTTTTTGTAGAACTAGTTAATTTTTTTTCTTTACCTAATGAACTATATTGTTCTTTATATGTTCCATCAAATACATCATCTAAACCACATAAATAAATAGATGTAGTTGAACTAATTCTAAAATCAGATTGATAAATATCTTGAGCATCTGTATCAAGATATTTTTTTAATAATCTTTTAAATTTAGATGCTTTTTTAAATTCTGTACTAGAACATTCAAAAGATGTAAAATAAGTTACATATTTTGTAGCATTGCTTAATGCTTTTTTAAATAATGGATTTTCAATATATAAAATCTTAAATGCAAATTGAATTGCTTTTAAACTAATTGTCTTTTCATCTTTATATTGAGTTAATAATACCGCAGTTTGAAATAAATCATTATAGTTAATTGTAGACATTTTATGCATTAAATTTCTTTATTTCAAAAAATATTAAAATCAATTTTTTATATTTAGAACGCTAAAAATATATATAAAAATATATGTCACAAGAAATTTGTAAATTGAATCTTTGCTTCAATAGACATACCATGTAATTTTTATGATAGCGATACATTTTCTGCAATAATATTATTTATATATATAATAATTATTTGAATTGCATATCTGATTATATTTTACATCATTATTTACATTTAATATTTCTAATAATTTTTTAGCAGTTAAACCATCAAAACCAGTTATTGGAAATGTTTTACTAATTTTTATAATATTTATAAAACTTGGATCATCTATATGATTATTTAATTTTTGTACCCATGCTTTTCTTTTATTACATGGTTCAAATGTAATATTAACATATACATTTGTATTATTATCTTGGTCAAAAAATGGATAAAAACCATCCCCAAAATTTGATTCATACCAATCATATGACATTTTAACAATCATTATCTTATATTAATAATTAATATTTAAATATTAATTATTAATTTATATAACCAATTAAACTTTTACCTAAATCTGTTAAAATTGGTTTATTAATTGGTTTTACTAATTCATTTATTGTATAATTATTATATTCATAATCATATGGTAGTGTTGGGAAAAATGTTGATCTATTTGCATAATGATTTGATGTTTTCATATTTTCAAAACCAATTATTTTTTGTCTTATTGTTTCTTGATCACACATACTTTTTGGTGAATATGATAAATATGATATGCATCTAAAATTATCTCTTTCTCTACCCCTTATTGGACCCATCGCACAATGTACTAATCTTGAATCCCATATTACTAATGAACCTTCTGGACATCTTACCGCCTTTTTTTCACATCTTAAATTAAAAAATTCTTCTTCTTCTTGTTTTAACAAAAACCAATCTGATTTTGTACGAATACCAAATTTTTCAACAAATTCATTTATTAATTCATGTGATTTTTCATAAAATACTAAACTAGCATCTCCCTCATCTACATCATATGCTGTTATCCATCCCTGTAAACCATCAAAATGTGGCTTAGTCACACTTTGATCTAAATGAAACCATGGTGTATTATCTGACCAACCAAAATTTGTTTTTTCTGGTGGTGGTAAAAAACTCATTCCATCAAAAGATACTAATAATTCTTCTGGACTAACATTCCAGATATCACTAAATATTTTAACAATTTTTGGGTTTGATCTCAAGTCCCATAAATGCTGAGAATGACCAATATTCCATTTTTGATACATCATATAATTATTTGGATATAAATCAATTAAAAATTTCCATGTATCTAAATTATTTCTATCAATTTTATTTTCCCAAATTGATGTTAAATGTTCAAAAAAATCCCATGTACCACTTTTCATTTTTTCTATTTCTAAATTATTTAAAATATTTGGAATAATTACTATTCCATATTTATTTAATACACTTTTTATTGACTCTCCATTTGATACACTTTTATATTTATTATATTCATAATCATAGTCATAGTCATCATTATCATCATATTCATGATCAGAAATCGAATTATAGCAAAACATATATTATTATACAATATGCATTATTTTTTAAATAACTGTTTTTGAAAATATATTTATTAATATTATAGTATGGATACTTTATTAGTATATACCGATAAACAAGATTATTACGAAAACGAATATGTAAACATATACTCACATATTCCAGCAGATATTAACTTTAGTGACTGTTATAATAAATGGGAAGCAAATAATAATGTAGATATATCAAAAAAAAGTGATTATGTATCTTTTAAAATAACTAGTGATTTATCAAATCAAGGTATTATCTTGAAACATGTACATGTTCCAGAAAATAATAATTATGTTAGAATATATTATGATGTTATCAAATCTTGTGATTTATCTAATTCAAAATTATATGTTGTTGATAATAATAGTAACATTTATTCTATATTAGACTCATATTATTCTGATTTATCAAATAATTATATTATTTATCATTTTGCAAAAGAAGTTACTCATTTTGATGTATATATTGTTGCAACTGGTATATTGACATCTGGTAATACATATTTTTTAAATAATTTCTCTATTAAATTTTCAAAAACAGATTTTGAATCAATAAATATTGAAATGTTTAATGACAAAAAACATTTAATTACAAGTAAAACTACTACAAATATTATTTCACAAAAATTTAAAACATATGCATTTGCAGACGGATGTGATTGGGCAAAAACAACTTGTATCAAAATTCCATGTAATATTAAATCAGGTTATTTTTTTATTAAAGTTTCATATCAATCTTCATATTTTTATTTTCCAATTATTATATGTCCAACACAAAAATTAAAAGATACACAATATGTTATTTTAGCAAATACAAACACATGGAATGCTTATAATGATTGGGCTGGTTTAGATGGTTCTTTTTCTTATAATACTTATGAACCACAAGATAATTTTAAAATTTGTGATATATCATATAATCCCAAATATTTTTGTAAAAATTATGAATATAAATATATCAATGTTTTACAAAATCTTAAAATTAATTCATTACATATTAAAAAGAATAATCATGTCAATGATCATCATGCTGATTCAGACTATATATATGATCATAAACATAAACATGATAAAAAAAATAGATTAAAAAATAAAATTGTACCAATATATTTAAATCTAGAAAGACCAAACATTCAATTAAATAATGAAATTGATTTATATATGAAAAATGATATTAAAACATTTCAACATTCTAGTGAATTATTATATGCTGAAATGTATATAATTAATTTTTTAAGAGAAAATAATATTGAATTTGATGTAATTAGTGATAAATATTTTGGATCTGATAAATTATTAACTCTTAAAACATATAAAAGTATTATTTTAAATGTACAGCCAGAATATTGGATGGTTGAAGAATTAATTAATATGTATTACCTACATAATCATGGTGTTAATTTATTATACTTTGGTGGAAATGGCTTTAAATGGAAATGTACTTGGACTGGAACGAATAAAAATACAATGGAAGTTAGAAAAGATTTTAAATTACATAGTGATTTTACAAATGGTGGAGCATTAAAAATGATTGTTAAAAATTATATATCTATGGAAAGAATTACCGGATTATATTACAATAATCAATATGGTGATTATTCTATGTTACAAAATTCTTATCAAGTTACTTGTAATCCATCATTTTTATTAAATGATATAAAAAAAACTAATGATCATTTTGGTTTAACAAATTTAAATGGTGTTGAAAAAAATAGTGGAACTGCTAATAAAAAAGTAGATTCTATTGGTAAAAGTAAATACCAAAAATATATAATTGCTTCTACACTAAATGGTATGGCAAATATGATTTTTAAAAATAAATGTAAAAATTTAGGATATGTATTCTGTGCAGCTGCTGTTAATTTTTCAGGTTCTATTTTTGTTGATACATCTATTTATAATCTAACAAAATCAATAATAAACTATACAAATAATTGTACTAATACTGATAGTCATTGTAATAATAATTCTAGTCATTCTGATAGTCATCATAATAATAATTCTATTATTTCTGATAGTGATTGTAATCAATACTTAAATACTACAGAAATTTATAGTAATTATAATTATCAAACATATTGTCCAAAAATAGATTCAGAATGTTCATCTAGTTCAGTAAGTAATGGATTTGATAAATATGGTCCTATGGATAGTTATACTGATAGTGATAATTGTGATAGTGATCATAGTGATCATAGTAATAGTTCTAGTAGTGATACTGATAGTAATAGTTCTAGTAGTGATACTGATAGTATTAGTCATGGTCATAGTCATAGTCATAGTCATAGTCATAGTCATAGTCATGGTATTGGTATTGGTCATGATCATAGTCATAGTATTAGTCATGGTCATATACATAAAAGGCAGAGACATAAGAGACATAGTAAATGTAGTAATCATAGTAAAACTAGTAATTATAGTCATCATAGTGATAATAATGAATTATATTACAAGTATCATTACAAAAATAACACTAATGAAGAATATAGCAATAAAATATTAAATAAACAAAAATGTAATTTAAATAATAAAGATTGTTCTTCTGAAAATGAAAAATTATCTAGTTTCAATAATATTGAACAAAAATTTTATAATAATATTAATAAAGAACATACACATTGTAGTAAAGACAGTAAAGGTAGTAAAGGTAGTAAAGGTAGTAAAGGTAGTAAAGGTAGTAAATTTAGTAAAGCTAGTAAAGCTAGACATATAAGTAAACATAGATATAATATTAAAGATAGCATATCTGATAATAATAGTACAGATGGTAATAATAGTACACATGATAATGATAGTACACATGATAATGATAGTACACATGGTAAACATGAACATAGTAAACATAGACATAGTAGTAAACATGAACATAGTAAACATAGACATGGTAGTAAACATAGACATGGTAGTAAACATAGACATGGTAGTAAACATGAACATAGTAAACATAGACATGGTAGTAAACATAGACATGGTAGTAAACATAGACATGGTAGTAAACATGAACATAGTAAACATAGACAT